AGGTTCTCAACAGCTTCTCCTTTCTCATCACGGTACAGAATCATGGCCATCTTCTCGATACGGTCATTATTCTTTGTCTGCAGGTAAGCCTGGTAATAGCCTTCGAGATTCAGGTAATCGAGAAAGGCCAGACCGTGCAGCAGCCTGTTCACAGGCTTGAGCCCACCGATATCCTCCAGCCGAATATCCATGTCCTCAGGCGAGTTAATGAAGCTGAGCTGCCCGATCATGTCCTGTATCTGCCAAGTCTGGATATCGAAGTAACGCCAGCGGCCATCCTCCTTTTTCATGCGGACGGAAACCCCATGGGAACGTTTCTTCAGCACTTCGATGTTACAGAAGCGGAAGAGCATGTACGTACGAATCTCCACATCCGAGTAGAGGTTGCACCCGATCAGGTCAAGCGTGTATCTCAACTGCTCTTGCGAGAGTTGACCCCACTTTGTCGGGCATGTCAAAGAGACCTTATCCGACGAAGTGGAAGGCACTGTCTTCTTGTTTATTCTCATAAGGCTTGGCGTGATTGACCTCGAATGCCTGGCTATTCGCATACGTCTCGAACGTCACCAGATCCTTTTCCAACGTATTCATCAGGCGACGGAAATACTCTTCAGCTGTGGCAGTCTCATTATTGAGCACTACACCGATGTATCTGCGAATCTGATGGACTATACCCTTATTCTTAGCCGTGAGCGTATTGGTGGCCATCTGCATGATCAGCTCATCCATATACTCATCTGATATCTTGTCACGCAGGAAGCGGTCTGCACGCAGGATGGGTCCCTGCATGGTTTCCCAGTCCTTAGACAGTGGCGCCTGCATGCCCACGAACTGACGCAGGAACTTGAAGCAGCAGAAGAGCGTGTCAATGGTTACAAGACCCTGCACATACCAGCCTTCCAGACAGAAGCACTGCTCCAGCAGCTCATCAGCGGTCATGAGCCATTTCACGCGCATCTCCCCGTCAAGGGCATCCACACGTAATTTCGAGGCAGGTACTGTGTCATTGGATGAAACCACCCCGAAGCCTGTTGGCGTCAGGACGATATCCAGGGAGTGCAGCTCATGGAGGAACACCTTTATGCTGGCCAGTTTCATTACTGTCATGGCCAGTTTACCCTGAGGTTCATTCTCAATGGCAGAGAGGCCAACCGTACCCAACTCATCGACGATGATATCCTCGATGGCCTCATTGATCTTTTTCTCCAGCTTTCCGAACACGATCCCCTTGGGCTCGCGTGCAGCGGGTATGAACCCGTCGAAAAGTTCTTTAGTTATTCTGATTGTTGTTTCCATTTTCTTCACCTTTTTGAGTTGTTTCCTCTGCATCTTTATTCTTATCCAGTGTCGTAAGCTGAATCATGGGCACATCGATTGAGAATTTCTCATCCCATCCATTGTAGTGCATGATCACATGGAACGGTACTTCCATGATATCGTGGAAGGCCTTTTCAATGCTCTGCTTCAGCGTGAAGAGCTCGCGCTTGTCAGAGCCCGAATTGTTCATCTGTGATTTGCCCGGAACCGCACCCACCATATTGGGGTGCACGCCCAAAGCGAAGCAGAGGCTGTTGGCTGCCTCCTGATAGTCATCGCTCCAGTCGCCACCTTCCTTCTTACCTTCCATGAGGGGATATACACGCACCATGCGTTTTTCCTTTCCCTCAGGCGTGGTGTCATACGAGGTAATCCATGTCTTACCCGCATTCTCAGGCTTGGTGCAGAACTCTGTGATGTTCTGGCGCTCCTTCATGATACGCTCCTTGCGCTTTACAGGATCCGTGATATTCTCCTCACGGCATACGTTATCCCAGTATGAACGGTGTACCTCCACCTGAATACGGGGTGCGGAGGTATTCTTTATCATGTAGCGTTTACCGATGCCGATTAGTCTGGCGATATCATACCATGCGTCGCGGTAGATACTGGTATAGAAAGGTACCGGGTAATACGTGTAGCCTGGTGTGGGCATGATGCAGAGCATCGCAAACTTACAATCTTTTCCATCAACAGGAATCTTCGCCATTTCAGAGGAATAGATGTGCGGCTCCTTACCCATGCGGTACAGCAGGTCACCAAGTGGATTGATCTCATCCAGTAGCGGGATAGCCTCAATCTTATCCATCTGACCCTCGCGGAAATTACCCACCAGCACATGTTCAATCTGGCCGTACTGGTTGCGTACCGTAAAGCGACAGTCGCACGCCTGGCGCATGCGGACATTCACAATACGCGAGTGGTCACGGGAGAGGTTGATAACCATGACGGAGAAAAAGTTGTATTTCATATCCATGGCCAACTGCCACCAAAGCCTGTGGATGGCATTCGACAAACAGAATTGTCTGATCTCAGGGTCTTCCGTCACTTTCTTTGTTTCACGATCCAGAATTCGTATGCCCTGGCTGTAACAGGTTAGGATATTGAAGTTCTGGCACTGTGACATGACCATATTATTTTCAATCAGCTGCATATTGGTATATGGCGCCAGGTTATCATCCCCGAAGCACACATATTCATACTGTCTGCCACCGACACCAACCGTTTTAGTGACCACATCATCGTTGCAGCCGGTGATACCCCCTGTATCCTTCTTATAATGAGTGGATATCTCAGGTTTCAGTTCCATAGCGTCCGTGATGCCGGATGGCATGACGGTATACACCTCATATTCCCCTTTGGTGCCGGTGCGCACCAGGTCCATTTTTTTTTTCTTAGTCATAGATATATAGGATGAGAGTTAATACTAAAGATCATAATATCAGGCACGGTGCGGATCTCATTGTTCACGGGATTGATGAGCTTATGCCATCCCTTTTTCCAGTTGGAACTGCTCACCATCCAGCCCTTATACTCGATGATATTTCCATAGGAATCCCAGCAGGAAACGCTGACGCGCTGGCGTGTCTCACGGGCGATATCCAGTATCTGGAGGCCTTTATTCATGTGGATAGGTTCGCGCTTTTCCATATTTAATTAAAGGTATAGTCAAACGTGTTATCGAAGATACGGCCTTCCCGTCTGGAATCCCAGACGTTATGATTACGGTCCGCATACTCATACTCGAATGTGTAACGGGGCATGTAATCAGCCTCATTGGAGAGTTCAGCCTTCTCGCTGCTGATGACCACGGGGATGCCTTCCTCCAGGATAACGCCACCATTCTGGTACGGCAGCACCTTCACCTCCTTAGAACGGAACACCTCACGCCACCAGTTGGCCATGGGATAGGACAGGATGCCCGTGTCTGCCTTGAACGTCTCTTTTTCCTCGATGTTATAGGCGCGTTTCTTACGTCCGATGCGCGCCTGCTTGCGGTCGAAGCTGCTTACCATCTGATGCTCGCCCGTACAGTAAGCCAGTTCCTGCACCCCGAAGGAATTCCAGAAGATCAAGGCCGGGGCCACTTCCTCGCCCATGCCTGGTAGCACCTCATAATTCTGAGACCGCTGACCTGCATATATTGCGTAAGACACGAGCACTTTTCCAGCAGCTGTAAACTCAGCTGGCGACACGTCAATCATCTGGTAGTCACCTGAGGCCATAACGGTTACGTCATGCCTCTGGCTGGTACCGTCATCATACATGGCCATGCAGTAGGCGGTGTCAGAACCGATGAAGCAGAGGAACTCACGCCAGCCGATGGCAGTCTGACGTGTACCCTGAATGAGTGTCAGGAATCGTGTATTGCACCAGTCATAGGCCGTGATGTTCAGGATGTTCGCCTTGCAGGAAACGACAGTACATCCCATTGTTTCCATGTTGCTGGCCGTGACGGTTTCCGCACCGTCAGAATTCTTGCTCACCAGCTGCTCTATCACCTTCACCTCGAGGTCGAAGACCAGCCATTTTTCAGCGTATGGCTCGATCAGCAGGTCGATATCAGAGAGGGTGATGATGTCACTGTCATCAGGGTACAGGTACTCCTCGTACACTGTCTGACTGTCACCCGACTTGGTGACTTTCACAGATACCAATGCACGGTCATAGCTGATGGAGAATTCCGCATCTGGAACCATGCAGGAATATTCCTTGGACTGAAAATTGTTTCTGAAACTTATCATGCGGCAAAGATACAAAGGCCTTTACCTATATAAAACAACAAAAAAAACGGGAGTGCGTGCATCACTGCAGACACTCCCTAACCAAGAATTCTTCTACTTAACAACCTATGACACTATATATTATCCATCTTGGTATAGACGATCC